ACGAGAAAACAAATAAAGATCAAATGGAGTGGACATACGGGCCAGATCGTACTAAGATATATGCAGGAAAAATAACCAACAATGTCACGCAGGGCGTAGCGAGATGCGTGATGACTGATGGGATGGTGCGTACTGCAAAGAGATACTTTGTGGCGGGGACAGTACATGACGAGCAGATCGTTGTGGTTCCTGATGCAGAGGTGTCTGAAGCTAAGACTTGGGTCTTGGCTCAGATGACTATGGAGCCGCCTTATATGCCGGGCATTCCATTAGACGCTGACGGTGGCGCTCACCGTAGATATGGGTTAGCAAAAAACTAGGAGAAGCAATATTGAAATTACCTACAAAAATCAGAGTCGGTCGTAGGTGGTACTCAGTCGAGGTGGTGGAAGCCATGCTCGATAGGGCTGTCATAGGGAACGTTCATTACGATGATCGCCGTATTCAGCTTGGTCGCACGAGTAACACCACGGGCAGGAAATTCAAGCCCGATGAGATCGCAGATACGTTTTGGCACGAGATGGTGCACACAATCCTCAGAGACATGGGCGAGCATCGCCTTAACTCCAACGAGGCGTTTGTCACCAAATTTGCCAACCGACTTACCGAAGCCATCAACACAGCGAAGTTCGAATGAAAAAACAAGCATGGTCACACAGCAGTCTCAAAGATTTTGAAGGCTGCCAACGCAGGTATCACGAGGTCAAGGTCTTGAAGAAGTACCCCTTCCAAGAGACTGAGGCCACGCGTTACGGCAATCAGGTGCATAAGGCTATCGAGGATTACGTCCGAGATCAAAAGCCAATACCGCCTGAGTACGAGCAGTTCCAGCCTGTGGTGGACGCCATGCTCAAGAAGCCCGGCAGAAAGTTAGCAGAGTACGAGATGGCGCTACGCGCTGACCTTACGCCTACTAACTGGAAAGCGCCTGATGTTTGGGTGCGGGGCATCGCTGACATTCTAATCGTTGACGACGAGAACCTTACGGCGTGGGTGGGAGACTGGAAGACTGGCAACAACAAGTACCCCGACAGGGATCAGCTTGTATTGATGTCGCTCATGGTCTTTGCGCACTTCCCCCACATCCGCAAGGTCAACTCAGCGTTGCTGTTCATTGTCAAAAATGATATGGTCAAGATGCAGATGACACGCGATCAGTCTGAAGCCTTTTGGTGGAAGTATCGTGAGCGTACTGCTCGTCTTGAAGCATGCTTTGAGAACGATGTATGGAACCCCAACCAAACCCCACTTTGCGGATGGTGTCAGGTCACCGGATGCGAGTTCAATCCTAAGCACTAGGAGTAAGTAATGACACAAACTAACGGCAAGCGTGACTACAAACACGCATACAAACTGCAAAAGAAAACAGGCGAGACAGCCGATCAAGTCGAGAGGCAACGCGCGCGTAGAGCCTACGACAAGAAAGGCATCGACAGATCAGGCAAAGACATTGACCACATCAAACCTTTGCGTGCTGGAGGCAAGTCAACAACAGGCAACACACGCCTGCGTAATAAGAGCGCAAACCAAAGCGACAACGGAAAATAATAGCTCGGAGAAGCAATGGAAATCATAGAAGACAAAGCAATAGTTTTACGCACAAGGAACCCGCACAAGTACTCAATCATTCCTAAAAGCAAGGCCATGCCCCGTGCAGACGGTGGCTACGATGTCGCTGTTTACTGGGGTCTTGACGAAGCGCGGGTGTTGCGTAACCTAGGCGTTAAAAATGTACCATCGCCTATTACTAGGCGCTATGACTGGCCGGGGCGTTACAAGCCCATGGCGCACCAGATCGAGACTGCAGCGTTCCTGACGATGTACAGGAGAGCGTTCGTGTTCTCGGAGCCCGGCACGGGCAAAACATTGTCAGCGCTCTGGGCGGCTGACTACTTGATGAAGCTCAAGAAGGTAAGGCGTGTGCTCATCCTGTGCCCCTTGTCGATCATGCACAGCGCATGGATGGGTGACATCAACAACAGCGTGATACACCGCTCTGCCGTTATCGCGCACCATCCGCAAGCTAGTCGGCGCATCGAGATGATTCAGCGTGACTACGAGATCGTTATTGCCAACTACGAAGGGCTTAACCTGATTGCTGATGAGGTGCGTAACGATGGCCGGTTTGACCTTGTGATTGTGGATGAAGCCAACGCATACAAGACACCCACAACCAAGCGCTGGAAGGCGCTTAACTCCATCCTGACACCCAGCACGTACCTGTGGATGATGACGGGCACTCCAGCCTCGCAGTCGCCTGTGGATGCGTACGGGCTGGCTAAGCTAGTTAACCCCGACAATGTGCCACGCTTCCTGACAGCATGGCGCGATCAGGTCATGAACAAAATTACGCTGTTCAAGTGGGCTCCCAAGCCAGACGCCAAGGACAAGGTGCATGAGGCTCTGCAGCCTGCCATTCGCTTTACCAAAGCGCAGTGCCTTGACTTGCCACCAGTCATCACCATGACTCGTGAGGTTGCTCTGACCCCACAGCAACGCAAGTACTACGAGATGCTCAAAGACCGCATGCTGGTGCAAGCCGCAGGCGAGACCATCACAGCAGTCAACGCCGCCGCAGGCGTATCCAAACTTTTGCAGATCAGTTGTGGTGCGGCCTACACAGACGACAAGGAAGTTGTGGAGTTTGATTCAGCGCCCCGCCTTGCTGTGCTTGAGGAGATATTGGAGGAGACCAACCGCAAGGTCATCATCTTCGCCCTGTTCCGAAGCACCATCGACACCATCAGCAACTACCTCACCAAGAAGGGCATCGTCAACGAGTGCATCCACGGAGACATTACGCCTAGTAAGCGTGGACAGACGATCAATCGCTTCCAGACTGAGGAAGACCCACGTGTACTGGTGATGCAGCCTGCGGCCTCTGCGCACGGCATTACGCTCACTGCCGCTGATACTGTGGTGTTCTATGGGCCACTCATGAGCGTTGAGCAGTACATCCAATGCTGTGCCCGTGCTGACCGCAAGGGACAAGACTCAGACAAAGTTACCGTGATTCACATTCAGGGTAGCGCCATTGAGCAGAAGATGTTTAGAGCGTTGGAAGGGAAAGTTAGCGATAACTTACTACTGACCGACATGTTTGAAACTGAAATTAAATCTTGAAAGGGGCTTGCAACGATTAAAAATACATGTAAACTGTCCAACCTTAGACAATAATTAAACCGGAGAAGCAAATGTCAGAAGACTCAGTACCGCTAGACAAACTAGCAAAAATCTACCGCAAACTGCGTAGCAAGATTGCCGACCTGACCCAAGAGTACGACACGCAAGTGGAAGTGCTCAAGGCGCAACAGGAAGAGATCAAGAACGCAATGAAAGACCAGATGAAGGCGCTTGGCGTTACATCTGTACGAACTCCAGAAGGCACAGTGGTGCTGTCTGTGAAGACGCGTTACTCAACCCAAGACTGGGACGAATTTAAGAAGTTCGTCATAGCCCACGAAGCTCTTGAGCTTTTGGAGAAGCGCATCGCCCAGACCAACATGAAGCAATTCTTGGACGAAAACCCCGGGGTCGTACCGCCCGGCCTGAACTCAGCATCTGAGTACGACATCTCTGTACGCAAACCAACTTGAGAAGACTATGAAACTACCCGTAGCCACCCCTGAAGACAAGGCACGTAGGCAAACCGCCATGGACGTCATGATGAATGCCGCATTACCGCTTGATCTATCAGCTAAAGACTTGCTAGAAGTCACATTAAATCTTTACGCCCACTGCATTGTGCGCCTTGGCGTTTCTGACGAAGTGGGCCTACAAGCAATTACCGCATGCCTCCATGAGTTGCGTGCCCGTGAAGCCAGTGAAACCAATCCAACCATCAACTAAGGAAATAAAAATGAGCAATATTGCAATGTTCAACCCCTCAAACGTGCCAGCTTTCGCTAAGAACGCGGCTCTGTCTGCAACTACTTTGGCCTTGGCTGGCGGTGTCAACACCAGTGCCGGCATGAAGCGCGTCTCCATCAAGGGTGGCGTGTTCCGCTTGCTCGCTGGTGGCAAAGAGATCGCCGCGATTGACGAGCGCTTCTTGGATGTGATCGTGGTCAAAGCTGCCCCCAAGGTCAGCCGTATTTTCTACGCAGGCTCGTATGACAAAGATGCGGCTGCAGCCGCCCCTGACTGCACCTCTGGTGATGGCGAGAAGCCTGATGCCGGTGTGAAGAACAAGCAGTCCTCAAGCTGTGCCACATGCCCACAGAACATCGCTGGGTCTGGCAATGGTCAAAGCCGTGCCTGCCGTTACCAACAGCGCTTGGCTGTGGTCTTGGCTAACAACCCCGAAGGCGATGTCTTGCAGGTCACCCTGCCCGCTACGTCCATCTTTGGCAAAGAAGAAGGCGACAAGCGCCCCTTGCAGGCATACGCCCGTGCTATGGCGGCTCAGACTCCTCCTGTGAACTTGGACTCCATCGTGACCCGCATGAAGTTTGATACCAAGGCTGAGTCACCCAAGCTGATCTTCTCTCCTGTGCGTTGGTTGACTGATGACGAGTACGAGATTGTGCAGACCCAAGCCACATCCAAAGATGCTGAGAAGGCCGTAGCCTCTACCCCTGCCGCTATGGATGGCGTTACTAGTCCAGCTCCTTTGGCCATCGAAGGCAAGCGCCCTGTGGCCAAGCCTATGGGCGAGATGCTTGACGAAGACGAGGAGCAAGCTATGGCTGAAGTCAAGGCTACCAAGGCCAAGAAAGCCAAGGCTGTCGAAGTGGAAGCCGAGGAAGAGCCAGAAGTGCGCAAGGCTCCTGCCAAAGTTGAAGCCGCCCCAGCTAAGAAGAACAAGCTGGCCGACATCGTTGCTGATTGGGACGATGAGTAAGCACACAGGGGGCTTCGGCCCCCTTTAAAACTATGGCGTACTCTCAAAAAATCATTGACGAAGTAGCTAAGACACCCAAGTCTCTGGGCAACCAGCTTGGGCGTTGGGCGATCCATCTTGACTTCCCCGTCACGAAGATTGCCTATGCGCTTGGCGTCTCTCGTCAGACCGTTTACAACTGGTTTACAGGCACAGAAGTGTTTGTGGCCTATCGTAACCGCGTCGAATTCTTAACCAAAATAATGCAGACCTCACGCACAGCGGATGAGGCATGGAGAAAAATATGTACGGAATACAACCTAGATCCCTCACTACGCAAGAACTGATTCGCTTTGCCGAAGACTTGGTGCACACCAAAGAAGGTCTGCCTAGGAACTG